TCAAGATCTTGTGGGGTTAATCTTTCTTTAGCCATTCTTTACCTTTGATTTCTGGTACTCATCCCATACTTCCTGTCCAACTAAATCTCTAGAACAGGTTCCAGTAGTCTCACAAATTGGAGGGTTACATTCTGCCTTTTCCCAGTTGGCTGGATCCTGACATTCATATCGGAATGAACCATCAAAGTTACACGATGTAACTGTGAAGGCTAGCATTATGCTAGCTAATGAGGCACCTAATTTTCTCATGCCTCAATTATAGCATTTCTACTCTTCTTTTCTCAAAGGTATTGTGGCTAGCCATATTACAGTAGCTATTACTGTGGCTACCCCCACCACTTGCTGGGCGCTTCCAGTAAGGGTGAGCCAAGCTATAAAAAATCCAAGGAGGGTAAATATTTGGGCAATGCTTTCTTTAATTACCTCCCAGATATAATTAAGGACCTTTTTGATTATTTTCATCCTATCCTCCTAGTCATAGCTGCTGCTATGATATTACTTGCAATAATTACTGGCACAATTACTTCTTGCGCCTTTTCTCTTTGATCATCTGTCATGTCTTTACCCCATTCAGAAGGGTTTAAAACTTCAGATAAATCTATATTTGTTAATGCTCCTATTGGGTCCGCCAAAAATTGCTCTGCTGCTATTTCAGTAGTAGCATCTGCTAAGGTATATGGCATTTGAGCATCTACATTTTCTTCTAATCTACTAGCAAATTCAACAAGGGCTACGGCTACTACTGGATTATCTTTTACTATTTCTGCAATCAAAGCTACCTCTTCTGTTTTAATTCCTAAGTCTTTAGCAACTTCTTTTTCTTGTTCTGGAGATAATTCGGTTAACATATTTGATAGTTCTGCCGCTAATTTAGCGTCATTAACTCCAATTAATTTATTTAAATTCTTTAACTCTTCTTCAGATATTGGACTGCTGTTGTCAATTGGTTCATTTATGATATCATCATCAGATGGTAAATTTACAGGTTCTTGAGAATCAATTGGCTCAGGTTCAGGAGTTGGGTCTTGATCTATATCCGTTGTCTGAGGTGAAGGCTCTGGTGTTGGCTCTTCGGAAGTCTCAGGTTCAGGATTTGGATCTTCGTTGTCCCCATCTGTGGTATCAGAACTTGGAGAAGGACTGGGATCATCTGGTTCAGTTTGCTCTCCATCATCAGGAAACCTTGGGTCTTCTGGTGTAACAACTTCTGGTTCAACTTCAACATCTGGATCTGGCAAATCTGGTTCTGTTGTTGGCTCTGGTGTTGTCTCTGGTGTTGGATCTGGTGTTGGATCTGAAGTTGGCTCTGCCTGATCTCCATTAATTGCTGCAATTAAATTATTTAAATCAGAAATTTGATCTGCTAACTGTGTTGCCTCTGCAACTTCTGCCTGTTGCTCCTCTGGACTTATTGGTGTTGGTTCTGGAGATGCCGTTGGGTCAACAACTGGTTCTGCCTGTAGCGTTGGAGCTGGAGAGCCTGCTTCTATTTGCGTAGCTCCCCAAGCTTCTAATGAAACAATATCTCCGTTATGTAACCTAACACCTGTTCTTAAATTTTGATATTCAGGCCCCTGATAACTGTATGATACTGCTAACCCGCCAGTGTTAGTTATTGCAACAAGTATATTTACTGTGCTTGGCTGTGCCCCATAATTTCCAAATGGGACCATGTTTAAATTTAATTGAAACCCACCTTCAGAATAGTATATGTCTAGTCCAGATGTTCCGCTAACCCCTGGATACCAATCCATTGAATATAATGAAATAGATGGAGTGGATGGATAAGTGTGAAATGTGCCATCGGGTTGACCAAATGTTATTACGGAGTTAGTTGTTGCATATATATTGCTATATTCTTGTCCATCGAAAGTTATTGTTGATGCTATCGGAATCTGATAGCTTATGTCATCTCCAGAGCATGTGTCCATATGATGGACTGTTGGCTCTGCATCGCCTTCATAGGCGGCTGCTATTGTTTGTGACTGTATAAAATTGACGCAGGTTGCGTAAGCATTTAATGGAACAAGAAATAGCCAGCCAAATCCAAGAATTGCGGCTAATGATAATCTCCATACTTGAGTCCTAGTCAATTAAAAACTCCCTGTTACAAATTTTGTAACAAGTTAATTATATCACTTAATTATTTAGGATTATCTGTTTTGTAAAAACCTGTACCCTTAAACTGGACACCAATTGTTCCATAAACTTTATTCATTTGATTACCGCATTTTTCACAAACTTCAATTGAGTCTGCTTGCTCAAATGATTTACTAACTTCCATGCCAAAATCACATTCGATGCAGGCATATTCATATCTTGGCATAGATCTCCTTTTATTTAATGAGCAGTTTTTTACAGTCATGCTCAGGACTATGCAGTTATTTAACGTCGCTGTCTCCCCCGACTATTCTATTATACCTTATTTAATTTTGATCGTTTTGGGTTTCTTTTCTTCGGGAATGTTTCGTTCCACAAAGATGTTAAGAATACCGTCTGCCATTTCAGCACGATCCACCTCCATATACTCTCCTAGAGCAAAGGTGCGTGTGAACTTTCTGGTTGCGATACCTTTATGAAGTACTTCTTTAGAAGACTCTTCGGCTTTCTCACCCTTAACTATTAAACTTCCATTATCTACAGAAACACTTACTTCATCCTTACTGAATCCAGCAAGCGCAAGTGATAACTGATAGGTATCATCGTCAATCTTTACCAAATTGTATGGTGGATAAGATTGATGAGTAGCCTCACGATAGATATTGGAAAGACGGTCTAACTCTCTGTTAAAACCGATAAAAAAAGGATCTCTAAAAAGATCCATGGCAAATTGTGTTACCATTATTCCTCCTTTAAGCGAATAAGTTAATTAGGTCCCGTTCGGCGACCTAATTCTATTATATCAATTTTGTACTGGATAGTCAATTTTCTTTTTAGCAAACTCTAAAGATTGCTTATCTGGTGTACCCCAATATCCATAATACTCTCCATTAATCATTTTCTCGAAAAAATATTCACATTTATTTTTTTTATATGTAATATAATTACCAGCATTTTTATCATAAGTATAAACCTTATATCTCCAATTAAACTCTTTATCAAAGACCCCATGCTCGTCTTGCTTATTTAAACATGAGATCACAGGATACTTTGGGCTAAATATTCTATAACCCCTGCTTAATAATCTAATTCCATAATTTGTTTGGTCTCCGTCAAAAGTATCTTCTGGGTCATGCAAAATATCTCTAACTAAATTAGCTTTTGAAAACATAAAACTTGCGTGAACGCAATTTGTTTCCTCATATTCTAATTCAGAATCAATCTTATTATTTCCATAGGTTATAGGAAACCCTATATTGTTTTCAAATAATGTCTTATCTTGAAAGCCATCATATTTAATAGTTATGCTTACTGCGCCTTCTTTTATTTCTGAAGAAAAATCTTTTTCTAAATCATACGGATCTACTTCAACTAAACCTAATCCTGGCCTGTTCATCATTATTCTATATGGATTGTTTTCAAAACTAAACCAACTAATTGGAGAGGATGCAGACAGTATAATCTTATTTTCATCAATATTATTTTCATTTTTTATTTTATTGAAATAGTGTATTAGCTGTTCATCCCAGTTTTCGGTAAATAATGTATGTGCATCTGTTTGAAACATATATTCAAACTCTTTAAACTGTAGCAAGGAAGCGTTCATTCTAGCAAATCCAGTACCCATAGGACAAGGAGTTGCTATCTCAGTATAAAAAATTTGACTATTATTAACAATAAAATCGTTAGACAATAAAGATTTATTTTTATCAATTATATTATTAAATATTCCAAAGTATATTTTTTCTGGGTGCTTTGCTTTTAATAATGCACTTCTAACTGTCTGTTCAATAAATCTTTCTTCACAAGCAGCTATTGGTACAAAAATAGAATTTTCTATCATAAAACTCCTTTCGTGCCCCTGGTTGGATTCGAACCAACGCTTGTACGATTTTAAGTCGCATGCCTCTACCGCTGGGCTACAAGGGCGCCTTCGCTAAGAATTTAGTATCTTAGCCAATGCATTTATAGTTGCAGCAATTCTTCCAATATCTCTTAATTGCTCAACACTAAACCCTTCTTGCTTTAATGTTTCATAATGTGCCTTAACGCAAAAGTGACATTTACCAATTATAGATGAAGCCAATGAGTAAGCCTCAAAGTTAGCCTTTGTAGTTCCACCATGAGAAGCAATTGCATTCATTCTTAATTGTGCAGGAAGACCTTTTAGATTTGAATCATCTGCCATTTCAATGTATGGATACCACACATTGTTTTGAGCCATGAGGGCGCCAGCAGTCATTGCTGCATTTTTTTCTACTTCGTTTGTAGAAGAAGCGGCAATAAATGCAATAAGTTTGCCATTTCCAGTAGCAAATGAGGCTGCCAAAGCTAGATGGGTGGCTAGCTCTGGATCAACCGTACTACGATTAATGACAGCGTCAAGATTTAATTTAATATCTTTAGCGTATTCTGGTAAAGACTCTTTAAGTTGTTCAACCCACATTATAGAGTTTCTCCACCAAGACTTCTGTTACACGCACAAAGCTCGCCTGTTTGAAGAGCATCAAGAATACGTAGTGTCTCTTCTGGGCTTCTTCCAACATTGAGATTGTTTACTGTAACATGCTGAATAACATTTTCTGGATCAATTATAAATGTTGCACGAAGAGCAACTCCGTCATCTGTAAGAATTCCAAGCTG